TGTGCAAGGCATTTCGAATATTTTGATTCGAGGATTGAAGGAATTGGATGAAACCGAGAGACCGATGCATTGTACAGATAAAAAGAGAGAAACGGTATATATAAAAGAAAACAATGTTTGGAACAAGGAACTCTCTCGAGAGAAGATGAAACAATTGGTTTTGGATGTCAGTTTTAAGAATGTCAGAAAAATACCAGCATGGAAAGCAGAACATCCTGATTGTGAAGACGCATCGTCTTACAAGTATATGGATTACGTTCAGATATTGAATCAGGTAATGACCGGAATACATCCAGAGAGTGAAAGCGATATCAACAAGATAATACGGAATGTAGCAACCGAAGTTTATTTGATAAAATAATATTGTTTAAATGGAAACAGGTTCATATGTATCAATACTAGTCAATTGCTTTGCGTATTTTTTAAAGAGCTCTATATCGGAAACAGAATAATTATAAGGCTTTGGTGGTTCGTATTGTATTGGAAAAGAGTGTAATTGTTTCTGTAGAAAATTTTGCAACAATAAACAAATATCTGGCTGAAACAGTTGTTCGTATCGAATAAAAAGTATTTTTTTTGGAAATGAATATTCCGCGTATTTGGTCCACGTATACCATTGGTATATCATAAAACGTAATAAATGTTCATCCGATAAAACACAATCCTTGTTATTGGTTAGTTTTATTTGGTTTGTTTTCCAAACATCTGATCGTCGCTTCATTGATGCAAAAGCTTCCCTTGGATTACGATATAAGTATATAATAGGTATATCTGTTTCAAAAGGAATAGGACAATGACACACAATTTTATCCCATAGTGGCGTTTTACATATAAGACCGTTTTTTTCCAGAGTATTTACAAGTGTATTGGAACTACATCCACCATAACAAACGACACAAACGTCCATTTTTTCTTGTTGTAAGCGTGCCCCTATATTTTCTAGTTCGTCTATCATAATATATAATAATATTTCTAAATGCATAATAGATGTCATACTTAAATAATATATTGAATAATGTATACAATAATATTATTTACAAATAATCATTAGCAGCGAGGGGTCCTACGTCTTGGAATTCTCCTGTCAATGTTTGTCGAACAGGGTATGTTGGTGCGAGAGAAGTATCAGAAGTATTATTACCATATGATTTATCGTAATTAGATTTATCTGAATCGAATTGAGATCGCCAATGATTGATGCCTTGTTGATATGTGGGAGATGTTATATTTAATTTTAATGTTTTACTCTTTGTACCTATATCGGTTGTTAATGAAGAATAAGAAACGCCACTGCCTAATTTTCCTGCATCGTTTTGACCGCGAACAATGGTAGTTTGTGTTTTAGGGGGATTAGTTTGTTTTGGTTGACAGCCATAGCAATCGATATCACTTGTGCATTGTTGACCTGTAATGGAACAACGAGATTGTGGACCGCATATATTTTTACAAGATACGGATGTATTGATGGGTAAGTCGACTGTGTGACTTGTTTCAAAACCTTCATAAAGGATGGTTTGATGAACTCGAGGAGCCCATATTATCAAACCTTCCCATAAGAACAATGACAATAGGAATAAAAAAAGGGTAAGCCAAGTCATATAATAGGTAAATACAATATTTTATGCAATAGTGTAGGATGCATATTGTAAAATACATTTTTTTTATTGTTTTTATATAGTATGTCATCGTTGCAACCTTCTTCGATTGATACAAAAAAGAAAAATAAAAAAAAGAAGTCAGATAGTTCTGATCCATTAAATACAGATGCTGTAATAAATACAGCTGAAGAAGTGTATATCTTTGGAACTTTGATGGTAACACAAATGTTTTATTTATGTATGACTATTTTTATAGGTTCGATTGTATTATATACCTCCAAAATTTCACAGGCCGATTTACTACCGAGAGATATGAATTGTGAACCTTTTAACCATGCAGAAGAGCATTACAATAGAGGAAATGTAGATCCTGAAAATGAAGCAAGTGATATTATTAATTTTGCAAAAAAAACAATTATCAATTTTGATGTTGCATACCGAACAAATAAAGATGGTAACAAAGAAGAAAAATCGATAAAGGTACATTTTCCTTATGCAGCAAATTTAAAACAAATAGAAAGTGGTATTATTGGTATTGGATTTTTAAAAGAATGGATGAATGGTGAAATGTCATCACCTACTTCTTTGTATATGGCAACCATACAGCAAAAAATGATTTCTAATTTTGCTTCGAATATTCATATGGTGACATCTTTTTTTCATCAATGTTTACCTGAATCGGTCATTTATTTTGTGACACCGATGTTGTATGTTATGTTGATATTTTTTTTTGGTATTATTAATATTATTTATGGTACATTTTTGTATTTATATGAATTGGGTTTACTTTTTTCAGAACGTATCACATGTGTCAATGTAGCTATGTTGGATGATAAAGATATTCCTGTATGTCTACCTGATGGAATACAACCTGTTAAAGAAAAGGATGCAAAAATTCCTTGTGGTTCAGAGGAGAATCAAGAAAAGGAGATGCGTGTTGTTTGGGAAAAACGTGTAGGGTCGCGTAGAAAACATTGGGTATGGACGATTATGGTCTATGGAATTGCATATGTGTCATTTATGTATGTTCTTTTGTTTGCAATGCCATTTCTATCACTTATTACTATTTTTCGTGTTATTTTGTTACCATTAATGTTTGAAGGTAATGTGTATACTGCAGAAGGGAAACCAATGTATATAGCGGACAAAGAAGGAAAGGGGCAATTACAACATTACAGTTTTCTCTCTTGTTTTATCAATGCACTCAAATACAATCGAAATATTATTATGTTTTTGATTTCTTTTTTCATACTTATTGATGCAAATTCATCCTTGGGTGGATCGGGTGCTGTTTTTGCTGTGATTGCGTTTCTTATTGTTTATTGGTTTTATCCAGAAGTATATAAAAAACCTAAATTAGATGACATACGTTTTACAGATGGTTATGCCTCTTACGAATCAGCATTGCGTACATGTGTTGCAGAAAAGAAATATATGGAAGATACAAAGGGAATGGATGCATTGACGGTGCAGCAACAAGCAGCTGAAAAATGTAGAAAATCTGTTCCGGAAAAGGGAGGGGGTACAATTTCAACAATTTCGCGTTTGTTATTTGGTGAAAAAGAAGATGAAAAAGAAGAAGGAGGAGAAAAGCCAACAGGAGATCCAACAGGAGATCCAGCAGGAGCAGCAAAAGTGGGTGGTTCAAAAGGGTCAAGAAAGAGGATTAAAAAATAACAATTATAAATAAAATAACCCATATTTATATTCTTCTTCTCTCTTGCATTGTGTTCCCAATAGACAATCCAAATAATATTCTCCAAAATTACAATTATGAAATTTATGATGTAACAAATGATGATTGCTTATCAACCAAGTAAAACGATGGTCGTGACGCATACCTCCACGAATAAATATAAAGAGAGAAGCAACCAAAAAAGCATAAATATTGAATGCAATAAAAAACCAAGGAATAAAATTACCAAATAATTGCAATATGGATTCAGCATAATGACCGATATTTGTATCTGTATATTTCATAGTTTCATATTTTATTTCATGGTGAACTGAATGAATATGTTTGTAAATATATGGAATATGTAAAAATAAATGCGTCAGATAAAACCATATATCATAACATAAAATTTGAAAAAGTATAATATAAAATATATGCATATATTTATACAGTAATAAAAGTCTTTATATTGTTTCGCTTTATATTGTTTCTATAAAACAATTTAAACAAATTAATAGTAATAAAAAATGAATGAAAAAAAGAAAAAGGTAACATTGCCTTTTGTGAGTTTATGTACACCGACATTCAATCGCCGACCTTTTTTTGAAATGGCGATTCGTTGTTTTCAACATCAGACGTATCCCAAGGATAGAATGGAATGGATTATTTTGGATGATGGAACAGATAAAATTGATGACTTGGTAAAAGATATTCCACAAGTCAAATACTTTTCATTTGATGAAAAAATGAGTTTAGGTAAAAAGCGTAATAAGATGCACGAAAAGGCAAAGGGTGATATATTGATATATATAGACGATGATGATTATTATCCACCAGAACGTGTCTCTCACGCGGTGGAAACGTTAATACAAAATCCGGAATACAAGATTGCAGGGTCGAGTGAAATGCATATTTATTTTAAACATATAGGAAAGATGTATCAAATGGGCCCTTATACACCAAATCACGCTACAGCAGCGACATTTGCTTTTCGGAAAGAATTACTGAGAGAAACAACATATGATGAAACGATGGAGTTGGCAGAGGAAAAGATATTTTTAAAAAATTTTACGATTCCGATGATTCAGTTGGACACGCAAAAGACAATTTTGGTTTTCTCTCATATACACAATTCGTTTGATAAGAAACAGATATTGGAACAAGGAGAGAATCAATATTTGCGTCTTTCTACAAAGACGGTAGAGGATTATATTCAAGATAATGTAATTTATTCTTTTTTTATGGAACATATAGATAATCTTCTCTCTTTGTATGAAGCAGGTGAACCGAAAAACAAACCGAATGTATTAAAACAGATGCAAAATATTATGATAGAACGAGAGAAAAGACAGAAGGAAGCTATTTTGATGCAGCAAATACAAATGGAATTCAAACGACAGGAAGCTATAGTACAAGGATTGACAAAAGAAAACATAATACTGAAAGAAAGGGTTCAATATTTAGAAGGTAAAATAAAAGTATTGATTGAAAAAAGTATCCGAGATGCTAAGACAGTATGATATTACACTTGTGTGTAACTAGCAACATTGTGAGTATAAACGATAGATTCAGGAATTTGAGTATGATAAGTATTTTGAAACATTTTTTGTTCTGCATTATAATGTGGATTATTTTCGGTTTTGTTTTTTCTACTGGGTAAAATATCGTAAACAAGAGGTCCAAACCAATACCAAAATATTAATAGGGACATGGGTAGACAACCGAAATAAAAGGTTACAAATATGGATACTGAAGGATAGACAAAAAGTCGAATAAAAATACATAGTAAGTAAAAAGAATATATAAAACATTCATATTTGGTAGATTGTATCCAATCAATCAAACGGACTTTTTCATCGTCCTTTTGTGTTGCACCGAAACTAACGTTCCATTCAAATAAATGAACAAAATACATAATAGAAAATCGTACAGAGAGAGAACCATATAAAGAGGATGTAAAAAATATTTCACGTGCTTGTTGTTTGCAAAAAGATAACATATCGAATTGCATTCGTTTTGCAAATAAAAGACTGATGGTAGTATTCATTGCGCCCCATACAATCATTCCTTCCCACATTAGGTTGGTAGGTAAAAGTGCAAAAGGTAAAATAGCGAAAAGGCGATCAAAAAAGAGAAGATTATAAAAGGCGGCAAAATGGGCTTGAGAGATGGCGATGAAATTGAGAATATAAGCGACGATACCGATTTTGTTGTACCATTCTATTTCTTTGCACATAATGAAACCGACTATATCGGGAGAGAAAATACCGCCTCCTTTTATTCGAAACCATTTAGAAATAGGTTGAAATGTCATTTCTGCTGCGCCACAGGCAAATTTGCTTACTTTGAAATATTCAGTCATATAATTAAAAGATATGCCTTCTAAAAAAGTACCCGCGCAAGACAAGTAACGTCCAATATATCCTTTTTTACAACCGCGCATCATACAATCAAAGTCTTCAGATATGCGGTTTTCGTCCCAATAGTATCGATACCCTGTTTCAGTATCAATGGATGCAATTTCGTGTAAAATTTTGGTTTGTAACATAGCATTGTGTCCAACCAGAGGTGCCATAGAATGCAAGGCAGTACCAACCAATATACCATTGTAAATATGACAAGTAAAATGGAATACACATTTTTCTGCGATACATCTGGTACTCATATAAGGTCCAGTGAAGCATTGTGTATATAAAATTTTGTCTATTCCATCAAATAAGAAATCTTTGATAATACGTTTGAGACAACCGGAATCCGTGATAGGAAAAGTCGGAAAGCGAGTATCGGAATCAACGAGAAAAATAAAAGAGCCATAATCGAGATTACCACCAAACGCCGCACCCTTTTCAATCATTATCTGTTTTTCTTCATCGTTTATTTGACAATGATTTGAATCAAACATCGTAGTACTATAATTCATTGAAAAATTGAGGTTGCCTGCTTTTTTGAATCGTCCATTTCGTTTTAATTTAGAGGGTGGTGGACGCGCAGAAAACCCAATATTATGTTTGGAATAAAATTCAAATCGTTTTTGTCGTTCTTCATCAGAAATAATATTATAACCATCGTCACATACAATAATATTACAGATGTTACCTGTTTCTGAATAATATCTGTCTGCTTCTATTTTTGCACTGAGAATGGTGGGTTGAATAGTATTGTCCAAATCTTCTTTATAGACGGGGAGTTGTATAGTAATGGATGGATATATTTTTCCCCGTAAAAAAGAATCAGGTATTTCAAGTCCAGAATAATATTTGCTGTTGGATTTAAAAATTTTCAAATCCATAAATAGCTTGTATCCACCTATAATAATATGTTGTAATTTGTAATGTAACCAAGCAATATCAAGAGAGAAAAAAAGGATAATGAAAATAAAATTACATATGGTAAATATACTGTTTAACTCGTAAGAAACGGTTTGAATGGTCCCGAAAAAAATGAATGCATCTGTAAACAAAATTATCAATGTTAAATATTTCAATATTGTGTCTGTTTGACGTGTTCTGTCGAATTGTATAGGTATAAAATCTATTATATTTATCTCTTGTGCATCCAGTTTTAAAAAGTATTATATTATTAACACGTTTTAAAAATATAATACAATATCTATTCATCGTCTAGATAATATGGTTTGTGTCTATTATTGATTACCATAGTAACAATTTTAAAATAATTTTTGTATTAAAAGAGTGTAAAGACATTGATATATGTTTAGTATATTGATGACTTCTTCAGTTACGAACCGTGTAGAGCAAATGATGGCAATTCAAGCAGATGGTTTGGAATTATTTCGTAAAAAAAACCACGATTATGGTGATGCTTTTGCCAAATATGGTATTATTGGTGTTCTTATGCGTATGGAGGACAAATTGCATCGTGCGTTGAATATTGGTTCCCGACAGATTTCGCTTGTTGAAAATGAAGGATTGGAAGATACATTGATTGATCTGCATAATTATGCAGCAATGGCTTTGATTCTTTTACGGGAATCGTCTTCTCTTACTCCTACTTTCGACATTGATCCACAAACTGGTCGGAGTTAATATATTTTCCAAACGAATATAAAGACTATTCTTGATACTTATGAAGAAAAGGAGAATAATGTTATATGATGAATTAGATTTATTATCCATTCATTCGGAGAAAAATGCAAGATTACAAAAATTATACCAAGAAAATGAAGATAGCGGTTTTCATTTATTGAAACGTAAAAATAATCAAGGGGTGATTAAAAAGGTACCGTGTTATGGTTCAGGAGGTCAAGGAACATCTATTCGAAATGCGATTACAGGGGAACGTATTTTTGTTCATAAAGTGGGTTCCTTTTCGGAGGATTTATATTTCAAGGTAATGATTTGTACAGGGGAATCAAAAAATGGACCTATTACATTGTTTTATGAATCTCCTGAACATTATGAACGTCATATGTTTGAAACGGTAGAAAATGAAAATAAGAAAGTATGGTATGCGAGACAAGTGGCGTTGGGAAAGCGATTAAAAGATATTCCAAAAGCACGCGAACAACGTTTTATTGAAATAAAATAAAAAATTTGTTTATGGAATAAAAAATTGATTAAAAATGTTTTTGTATGTATAAAATATATTCATACAAAATGAAGTGGTTCCAATTGATGTCTTCTTCTCAACCCATTTCTGTTGCAACGATTATGATACATACCATTCCCAAAGATATTACTGATACGCGTTCGTTTTCTGGTTTTGACGAACGATATTTTCCTAACGATCCTTCTATAGAAAAGAAGGATGCCGAATTTCAATCGCGACTACAATTGCAAATTTATCAAATGCATTGGCTACATATTTTACAAGAACCTCATATTTCAATACACGAAAAAAAGGACATTGTAAAACAAATGGAAATGATGTCTTCGTCGTATATAGTGAATTTATTAGCAGGCGGATTAATGAAAGATTTTGACGATGACATCTTTTGAAATCTTTAACAAGACGAAATACTGATAGTCTCATCGTCGTTTCCATCTTCTGTCACAATACTATCCTTGGTATATTTCTCTAAATAACGAATCATTCGATTGATATCTAATTTCGTTATTTCATAATTTTCTAAAAAATCCTCCAAAACATGATTCAGTTCTTCTGGATTCATTGTCGACATTTGATTTTTCCATACCATAAAAGAAGCAAACAAATCACGTTGATCCATATTCAATTGTTGACACAAATTTTGTATGAATAAAAAATTGTTATATTCTGTTGAGTATTTTGTCAATACTTTTGTGAATCGAACTTCTGGGGGATTAAATTTCGGTTTTTTTTTAAAGGTTGTATTGAACATTTTACTATTTTTAAATGTTTTAATGAGAGAACTCATTTCATTAAATTTCCATATTTGTTTCTGAAAAGTAATGCGATCTATATAATCCGCAAAACATATATTTTCTAATACTTTTAAATAAAACAAAATACTCGTTTTTTTGTCCATTTTTCCTAAAACATCAATAATGTTTTCGTGCCACAACAAACCTACAATAGTACGATCCGTTTCATTCATAATAGTCATATGTTCATCAATCGTATAACTATGATTGATGATATTTTGTGTTATTTTTTTCGTGTCGTGATTGAATTTTTTCATCTGAAAAATATGATCCATCATATCATTTGTCAATCCTGAAGGATGATTTGTATACATCTCCCATATCGAATGCAATTTTCGCAAATCATTTTGCACAAAAGAAGTGACCTTTTCGTGAAAAGTGGGGGTACCATCCGGCATAATCGTATGCACAATCGTGGCAATCTGAGAATGGGTTGGAACTTTTAATTCTACACTATTACATACCTTTATTAACTCTTTTATCTTTTTGTCTATATGATAATTGCCTATACAAATAATAGGATTCAATGTCATTTCTTCTTGTTTTTGTTTCTTTGTTTTTTTAGGACGTATCAATTTGATGAGTGTATTAATACCTCCCTTGTCACCACTATTCATACCATCAATCTCATCCATTAAAATGGCAATCTTTTTTACCTTTTTATGAAACATACTCATTACATTTTTGTCCGACATATTGTGCTTTGTAATCGTATCAATAATGGATTTATTACGTATATCTCCTGCGTCATATGAAATAACATCATAATCCAATTCTTTTAATATATTCATAATAAAGGTGGTTTTACCAGTACCTGGTTCTCCATATAAATAAATACCACGCTTGATAGTGAGATCATTTTTGTTTTTATCGAAATTTTTTAATATTTCCTTTGTTCGTTGATAATCGTTTTCACGGTGCAATAATTGATTTATATTTAATTTATCCATCTTATATTTGTATGGGTATTCTTTTTATGTTGGTTTTTACTCAAACCTGATTCTTTCAAAAAGTTTTTAATAATGTTTTTACAATGATCTGAATTGTTTTGTATACAATATTCCAATACGAAATAAAGATAATTGGAAAAAATAGTGCTTTTATATGTATAACGTTTTAAATGAATCCATCGTTCTTGATTCTCTTTCATCAATTGAAAAAATACAAAGTCATTGTCACGACGTATCGTATCACGTATATAATTTTCATATTGTTCCTTTGGGATGTTTTTTTTAACGAGATAATGATGCTGTAAATACATTTGTTTGTTAGTAAAGAGGAGATATATTGTTGGAATGTAATTTAATATTTCTTGTTGAATTTCAAATGGTAAATCATTTATATTTCGCATAATTCTGTATATACTTTGTTATCATTTTATGTCATGATTCTACAAGATATAACTTTTATGTTGTAGTAGTTGTTATACAGGGATTTTTATCTGTTCCTGTAATTCCGTCCCACGTGACACCACTACTATTTGCCCACGTATATTTTGCGCATATACCATTGGAACCTACGTAAGGTGCCACAGTGAAATCCATTTTTTGTGCATTTTGTAATTGAGATTGTAGGGTAGTATTGGGATCTCTTGTCCCAGAATTTGTTCCTAAATATTGCACATTGACACAATTGGCACCGCTTCCTGAAGTATCTACCCAATAATCTGGACAGTCTCCAATCAAAGGTGGCCAACTCTCTTCGTCGTTTGATTTATATAATCCGTAACCTACGACAACCAATATTATAATTAATATAACAATGGCAATAAATATGACTGCTTGTTGAAAAGTATCCATTTGTATACATGATGTAAATATTATTTCTTGTTTGTTCAGTTGATAATTTATGTAAAAAATGTATCTTTAGACATAATTATTATACTATAATATACTATGACACATAGACATGGTGAAGCATATACATTGAAACCATTAACGGAAATTAAAAACGATAATCCAGGATATCCAGGATATCCAGGAGATCCAGTATTATTTAAACCATTTAAAAATAATTTTATAGCTGATAACACAATTAAGAATTTAAGCACAGGAGAACTTAATGTACCTATATATATGTATAAGGAAATAGATGCTGTGGGTTTTTTCGACTCTTTACATGATTTTAAATCTGATTTTTTTGATTGTCAATGTCCTATTAAAAATAATCCAAAGGAATATAGTTTTAAAAAATTTGGTTTTACCTTTTTATTGGAAGGAGGATATCCTTCATTGAAATCAAAATATCCAAATTTATTAATTCAAGACAAATATTCCTATTTAAATCGTATACCGAGACCTTTGAATCAAGACAATCTTGAAAATTATTTTTCTATTGGTAATATTTTTAATGTAATAAACGGAGGAGAAAGAGAAAGAGGAGGACAAATAGAAATATTACCTAATACACGTAGCACAAATATTAATAAAAACAATATATATGATTATTTGGCTACTTTTTTTGCGAATTATAAAGATGAAAATTTTAATGGTGGTAAAATAAAACTAGTGGTCGATTTTCAGTTAAATTTGTTTGATATTATTAGACAAAAGAAAGCATCAAATGGAAACACTTCATTTTGCATTTTATATACTGCAGAAACAATTACCGACCCTGCACCCAAACCAAAAGCCACAAAAATAAATGATATTTTTGGTTATGAAAATTGGTATATTGAAAAATTAGTTGGAGAAGAAGAAAGAAAATGTTTAGCAAGTAGTGGTATAGGTGGTGGTGTAGATGTTACTTTTAAAAAAGTAATTACTTCAGATTTAGAAGACACATTTTCTGTTCAAGCAAAATATTCTATCGCTGTAAATAATCCTCCAAATCCTCCAACTGCTGCTCAAATAGCTGCTCAAATAGCTGCTCAAAGAGTTGCTCCTGTGTTTGTGACTATAACAATGAATTCAAAAGCAAATACCATTGATACGATTAAAGATTTGATTAGAAAAAACATAGAAAGAATAACTCCGAAAACAATTCGAGGTTTATCAGATCTTTTTTCATCAAAAGTTTATGATATAAGCACAAAAGGATACGCATTAAGTAGATTTGAATTTTATAGCGAATTTGATAAAAATAAAAATAATCAAATATATAATGATTATATTAATCAATATACTATATATTATGCTAGAAAAAGACTAGGTGATACATTACAAGGACGAATTTGTAAAATAGATAAATTAGAAACTGTAAATTTCGATAGAGTAATAAAGGAAGAAAATGTAATAGGAAAAATTTTTAAAAAAAATAAATATACAATTGCTAATTCTGTAGCAGTAAAAGCAAAAAAGGATGCAGTTTTAGTGACACACGATAGAATGCTTTTTTCATATGCTGTCATAAACAAAATCCCTGTTATATTGGATTTACAAGACAATATGATAATATATAAACCACCACCACAATCAGAACTAGCAGGAGGAAATAATAATAAAAAAACTTCAAAAAAAGATTCAAAAATAGAAAAAATAATTAAACCTAAAGAAAAAAAGGATTCTTGTGATATAATACCGATTCAAAAAGGAGGTACTATTTTTGATCCAGAAACATCAACTATGTCTGTAATGGAAAATGTGGATGATTTAATACGGTTTTTATATTTTTTTGATAATTCAAATTTTAATAAAAAAGGATTTAAAGACTTGTTAAAAAAAATATCCAAAAAATTACAAGAAAAAAAAGCATATTATGAATATATAGGTAATTATGATAATAATTCTTTGGTTATTGCAGATAAACAGATAAATACATTTCCTAATACAAGAATGTTAACTATATATTGTGATACATATATTATGATAGTGGATAAAATAATTACTCCAAAGATGGTGCAAGAAGATTACCAAAATAAATATATTAATGATTGTTATTTAGATGTAAAATTTAGTATTGACGGAAAAGAAATTACAAGTGGAATTCATTTTTATTTAGATAGTATAAGATATCAATTTGCTAATAATTTTGCAGCTAATGTTTCAAAAGAAGCAAATGATAAAGGTTTTTATGTTACAGATGAACAAGGTGAGCCTGTTAAAAATAAATATGGTAAATATGTTTTTGTTGATGAGAATATATTACAATTTGTTTATGAAGATATACATATACCTCAACAAAATATAACTGAAACATTATATTTTGATATTATTAATGTTTCAATTGTTTTCGCTGTTATAGTATTATTCGGGATTATTTCATTTTCAAATATCACTCGAAATGAAATGCAAGAAGTTGGTGGAGGAAATATTTTAAATGCGGATGTTACCATATTAAATAACTCACAATATTTATTAGAAGAAAACATAGCTGTTTTTTATGCTTTGTTTGATTTATTGAGAAATTATGAACTTAGTTTTGTTGGTTATCAAGAAGCTATCGATATTTTCTATACAAAAATAGATGAATCATGCATTTTAAGTGATATGATAGGTGTCACTAATTTAATTCCACATAATATAGAATTTTATGTATTTTTAACAATTCTTTTGGAAGAATATAATGAATATAGTTTAAAAAATATAAATTATGCAATGTTTGAACATTACTTATATGATAAAAAGAATGAAAACATTATATATTCACGCTTTCAAGATATAAAATCTTATTATTTACAGGATGATAATTATGACATTGAAGAAAAAACGTCTAGCCCTAACCCAGCTATACCTAGACCTAACCAAGCTTCTTTTAAGTCGGCCCCAGCTATGCCTAGTCGTACCTCAGCTATACCTAACCCTAACCCTAACCCTAACCCTAACCCTAACCCAGCTTATGAATCATCAAAAAAATATTTTGATTTAGTTATGGAAAGGGCCATTAGAAAATCACAAGAAATTATAGAAGAAAATTATAATGCAGTACACGGTGCATCTGTAAAATTTGAAATTGTCTATAAAAATGCGGATACATATCATTTAAAACTATGTGGATTTACAGATATGAAAAGCGAATTTATAACAAAAACAATAGCAATTATATCAGGTATGTTGGGTAAGGATTCACTAGTAAAAAAATATAGTCAATTTGCACAAAAATTTCAATCAAAAATAATAAAACGAACATCAAAACGTAAAATAGAAAAAGAAGAAGAAGATCCATCAGAAATAGAAAATTCATCAAAAATGAATATTGATTCTCCTGAGGAATCATATGATAAACGTGCAAAATCAAACTCAAAATCAAATTTTTATTCTAATAATAAACCTGAATCATTATTTTATGGTATGCAACCATTTTCACTATTACCACCAATAGGCGTTCATAGCGGAGGTAATTTAAAATCATCATCAATAAGAAAAAAAGGCAGAGGTAAAAACAGATCCAAGAAAGGGAACATACATAAAAAGAGAAAACAGACACGAAAAAAGAAGCAAACACGCAAATTTACAAAAAGAAGGAGGTAAAATTAACTACACGAGTCTTTTTCTCCGTATCCAAATGTAATACCATTCCAAGATAGATCGCAACCTTCTGCCCATTTTTTCTTGGCACATAAACCATTTGAACCTATATAAGGTGCAACGCTAAAATCCATTTTTTGTGCATTGGCATAAATATCTTCTGCATTTTCAAAAAGTGAATCATTGGGAGATACTACTTTAGGAACGACACAAGTGCCTAAATATTTTGTATTGACACAATTGCCTCCATTACCTGAAGCGTCTACCCAATAATCAGGGCAATTAGCTATAATAGGTGGCCATTGTTCTGTCTTGATACTTCGAATAGCAGTAAAAATAGTGATAACAAGACAAATGACAAATAAAACCAAAAATAATATAACTATTCTAAAATGGAATGGGCTAATTTTACTATACATTTGTTGAACATTGGAAAATACATTCATTTCTATATTCCAATGAGAAAAAGGTGACAAGAATAAAATGTAGAGTATATATATTCAAAGATTCTCTCTTCCAATGAATCCTGTCAATGAAAAATCAAATTATGCCACTTTTTCAAATAAAATATACAAGGATGCCTTTCATTCGTCTTCTGTATCCAATGGACGTGTAGATATTTACGAACCTAAAACACCTGATTTGTTTCAAATGTATGACAAAATTCCAGTAAATCAATGCGCTACGTTTAGGAACCCTACAGAAGGATTATGGGACAATACAAAATTGTCTAAAATGTTTTTTTCTGGAAAAAATATTTGTATTATCCAAAACGGAATTCGTGCAGGTGTCTATCAGAAATCCAATGGACAATTTACCATTTCCAACCAAGATGAAGATACATTGAAGATTATTATGCGGTCTATTTTTCTACAAAACTCCACCAATCGTCCTACGCATATTTCAGAACAAGTTGATGCATTGAATCAAATGGTATGGGATTATTGCATCCCACAAGTATATGGCGAGGCCCAAGGTTACCGACAATATATAGTAGATGCTTCGACAATGTATACACCTTTGGCACCACCGATTATGTCTACTACTTCAGATAAAGAACTGATGTTGAAGGAATGGTTTTAAACCCTTGAATTACACTTTTTATAAAAAGATAATTATACTAAATAAAAAAAATTGATTTATTTTTTTTAAAAAAAAAATAAAAACACCAACTAATAACATGGCAACTAATCCGTTTGTTCGCATTGATAACCAGATTGTAGAAAGGCTTCCTACTGGAGGAATTGCTATTGGATCCATTCGACTTTATGAAAGACAACATAAGGTGAAACTTGATTTATCAATAGTACCCTATGTTTCCACTGGTAATCGTCGATCAGATAGTCTGTTCATACAACGTCTTTTAGATTCTAATAATCCTAATCGATTTACAGACCTCCCTGTGGTCTACCCTGCAACCACTCATCTCTTTAAGTAATATAACCTATTTATTGTAACCTAATCAAAATTGTAATCGTTCTTTTTTTTTACATAAAAATACAGATTTATAAAGCAAAAAAAGCTGTTTACATTACAAAACAAACACATTCAAACCCAAACAGGATTAACAAAATTACCTCCTACAATATCAAAATAAACACGCTCTAGACCATCCTTTTCCGTGCATTCCATCCAGATTAAATCCTCCATCTTGATGTTAAAGTATATGCAGGCGATTTTTGCAAGACTTTCCGCTGCATTCGTAATACTTGTCCCTGGATTGTTTTTCAGTTCCCTCGCAATAACAAGATTTCCTTCTCTATAAACACCACATACTGTTTTACCATATCTCAATGTAGTTGGTGACATTTTGTTTTATGAATACATAATGTGAGAAAACAAAAAAATAAATCAATTTTTTTACAAGTTACCTTTACAAGTTACTTTTACAAGTTAGTCTGACCAATAAATATTGACTCGTGATATCAATTTATTTTTTACTGACCTTTTTTTTTAACAATTGTCGCAGAAGAAATAGGAGATGACCGATGTTCTTTGTATCGAATATATTCGTCTTTAAATTCTTGCAAGTCAGTGTGCCATAATACTTCTTTACTTGTCGCATCTAGTAGAATCCGTTGTTCCCTTTTCTCTGTATGTTCTTTTATCCATTTATCCACATGTTCCTGTGTAACACTTTCCATTGACATTTGTGTCAAATATTTATAATTCCCATACTCTTTATCATACCCTTTTGCTTCTAACAAGGCTTGGACTTCTTCACTACGTTTTCGTCTGAAATCAATTGTATCTTCCAACAATTCTTGAATAAAACGTGTTTTGTTACTAAGGACAACCAATTCTTTATCCAGCTTAGCCAATAGATGTGCTTTTCGTTTTCCATAGAGTGACAAACGTGTTTCATAATAGTCATCCATAATTTCTTGTACAGAACTATATTTCTTCAATTTATCGTCTGCGTTGAACAAGTGCATATTGCTACAACTATTTGTCGTAAATAACTTGAATTGCTTTTCTAAACCATTGCAACCATTTTCCAAAACGACTGATACCAATTCTTCTCGTTTTCCTTTTGTCAAAGTAACCAAGAAATCCACTACTGTATCTGTACTAAAGTCTTCATAATCCTTGACAACTGGAACCACCTTTTTACCAGTTTTGTCTGTTGTTTCCATAAGTGTTTCGAGTAGTTCCTTGAAATCATTTGTCCAATATCCAACTGGCAATTCGGTAATTCGAATCTTGTCCGGTCCCACTGTTTCATATGTTCCTCGAATAAGGAATTTGTTATCTTCCGTTTTTGTAATAGTACCTTTGAATCCTTCATAATAAGGGACAAACGATGTTGGTGTAACATTTTGTAACAATTTTGCTTCGATATAGGCCATTAAGTCCAATGGGTTATAAGACATAATATCAGTACTGAATCCAGTACCAATGCCTTTGGCACCATTCACAAGAACCATTGGTAGAATGGGTGCATAATACAATGGTTCCACTAGCTGTCCATCGTCATCCAAATACTTTAAAATACCGTCATCAGCGGATTTGAAAAGACCACGCGTTAAATGAGACAATTGTGTGAAAATGTATCTTTCCGATGCAGAATCTTGTCCTCCCGCCAATCGTGTTCCAAATTGACCATTAGGTAATAATAAGTTGATATTATTGGAACCTACAAAAGTTTGGGCCATTCCGACAATAGCGGCATTGAGTGAAGCCTCGCCGTGATGATAACCAGAATGCTCGGAAACATATCCAGAGAATTGTGCTACTTTGATTTCATTTGTAAGACCGCGTTTAAATGCTGCATATAAAATCTTGCGCAAACTGATTTTAAGACCATCCATCAAATTAGGAATGGATCGATCACAGTCATATTTCGAAAAATGAATAAGTTCTTTGTGGATGAAATCTTCATATCGTACCATTGTATCATTGGTGTCTAAAAATACATCACGTGCATAATCTTCCAACCAACCCTTTCTATCATCAGCACGTTTTTTATTAAAAACCATATCAATTGCATCATCAGACGTGGTTCCTGTATGTTCAAATCCAACCAGCTTTTTTTTCTCAAAATATTCGCGAAATTCTTTACCCGTACTGGTTCCGAGACCCTTGTAATACTTGATATGCCAACGTGATGCTTCGGTTTCTCCTACAGACGTTTTCCACGTTTCGTATTCTCCGTCATTGTAAAATACGAGTTCTTGTTGCTGACCCTTGCGCGCTTTTAATATAGGTGTATTCATAAACCCAATGAATCCGGGAAGACGTGAAAGACTCGCCCATTCCGATTGAAACAAATTAATACAAAGTCCCTTGATATGACTACCATCCACATCTTGATCGCATAAGAATAAAACACGTCCGTATCGTAATGCATCAGTCGTTGTATATTCTTTACCTGTTTCTAAACCAAGAATCTTTTTGATTTCCGAAATTTCCTTGTTTTCTGCAATCTTTTTTGTCGCTTCTCCACGTACATTGAGAATTTTACCTTTCATTGGGTATACACCAATCGTGTTACGGTCTTCAGAAGATAGGCCAGATACAATTCCTGCCTTGGCTGAATCTCCTTCGCAAAAGATGATGACACAGTCTTTGGATTTGTCGGTTCCTGCCCAATTGGCATCAATCAGTTTTGGAATGCCGCGAATAGTTCTCGTCTTGCTACCGTCTGTTTTTTTTGCCGCCTTGTTTTCCTTAACTTCTGTGAGTGCACAAGCTGCATCCATAATGCCGAGTTTGGCTATTTTCTCGATAAACTTGTCAGATACTGTGCAAGTGGAACCAAATTTGGAACTGGGAGTATTCATATAATCTTTTGTTTGACTGTCAAAAGCGGGGTTTTCAATATCACAACGCACAAACAATATGATTTGTTCTTTGATCGAATTCGGATTCACCGTAACCTTTTTCTTTTTTTCAATCAAGGCAACCATTTTTCTCGTGATTTGATTCAGAATATACTCCACGTGTTTACCACCTTTTATCGTATGAATACCATTCACAAAACTCACTTGTTTAAATTCATCAGACGGGGTTAGGGCAACAGCATATTCCCATCGAGGTCCCGCATCTTCGTATACAGCGTTATTTGTATGTAGATATAATTCTGTATATTGTTGAAATTGTTTTACGGGTACAAGTGTGCTGTTATATTTAACTTTCACAGATTTATCTGTAACTGCTGCTATATCATAAACGCGTTTTTTGAAGAGTGCAATGGTATCAGAGGATAATCCGGATGGAATTCCTAAACGCGCGTAATCGGGTCGAAATACAATTTTGGTATATGGTTTGTTTGTCTTGCATTTCACAATTGTGGGTTTTTCGATGATATCGAGATTGTTGCGAAAAACTTGTGTATATTTGAGACCACGGATATGGTCTACGGTTTCCACAGATCCAAAAGTGGACCATATGAGGACAAGTTTGAATCCAAATCCATTTTTACCTCCTACGATTTTTTTTTCTGATTTGTCGTAATTGGTCGAAGTCCGAAGATGTCCGAAAATCATTTCAGGAATCCATAATTTGTATTCAGGATGTTCTGCTATATCGATACCATTGCCGTCATTGTACATTGTAATTGTTCCATCTGTTTCATCGATAGATACATCTATATTTGTTACAGGAATAGCATTAGCTACCTTTTCTTCGACGGATTTTTGCATACGAATTACATGGTCGCGACAATTTACAATACCTTCATCGAATAATTTAAAGAGAGCAGGTATATAGGATATATTTTTTTCTATAATATTGTTGCTTTCGGTAACAATGTGAACATCAGATTGGATGAGTTCAACGGAACCAATATATGTATCAGGGTTGTCTAGAATGTGTTGCTTATCAGTCTTTTGTTGGTATTTAGTTGACAAGTTTGACATAGTTACTCTTACTTCGTTTGACTTCTTTAAATGAGTTTTATTCACTTTCAATTTTTATTATGAATATAATAAAATGAGTAAGACGAGTATTTATTTTACACCTGGAGGAAAGAGTAGTATAAGTAGTTTAATAAAATGTAATAGAAATGTGACAGCAACAACGACAACAACAGCGACAACAGCCACTCCTTGTCCGCGCACTAATAACAAACAAGTTGTTATGACATCTAATAATGAAAGCACAGGTTCGACAATATTGCATAGACAAATCAATACGATACGTTATGCAAATGGTGGAAGAACATCATTTGGTATTCTTGGTGGGACGAGACTACTAACTGTTTTAGGAAGGATAGAAGGTCAGGGAATTCCTGGACCCTTGCGTAATCGTTTTTAGGAATATTTTTTCTTTCTTTTTTTCATTATGAAGAATGATTCTTTGTGAAGTATTTTATTTTCTCTAGAGAAATTAGAATGACACGTTATGCAAAAATTAATGGACATTATGTGATTCAGGGAAAAAACTATGAATTTTTGGAAGGTTCACGTGCGCAAGTGGTACACGGAACCGCGTACAAAACAAGTGGTGGTTTGAAAAAGAGTGATTTATTGCAGAACAAAAATGGACGTATAGTCAGTAAAAAAAAACATAATACTGCCAAAAAGGAAAAACGTTTGGTAAAAGCGGGTTATGGAACTCAAAAAGGTAAATTTGGTGCCGTAAAAATTGGCAGCAGCAGCAGTAGTAGCAGTTCTTTTACCAAAAAGCGTCGCACAAAGCGAAGACGTTAATGATATACACGTTAAATTATACACGTTATAATATTGTTAAAGAAATAGTAAACAATATTATGCATAATATTGATTCATTTCAATCATTTACAAATATAATATTTTCATTTGTTAATCAAAAAATCATTGAATGGAACCCCTATCAAACAATAAAATTAGTGAAACAAATGAGTCAATCAATAATGATTGTATTAAGCGAATGGATAAAAATGAAATGTAAAAAAACAGATACTATCGGTTTTATTAAACACACTGTTACACGTCTGAGTCGTGTCAATATGTTATATATTAAATTTTTTCAATGGATTACTTCTTCCATTATTTATGAAAATGACGAATTGAAAAAAATATTTTTAAATTTATCTGAAAAAGTAGAATATACAGATAATGATATTGATTATGCTACTTTATTGGGAATAGTCAATGAAAAAAAAATAAAATTAGATTCACTTAGCCCTATTAATTCTGGAACCATTTCTCTTATATACAAAGGTATAATGAATATTCAAGAGAAACCCATTGTTATTAAATTGTTGCGAAATAATATCGAAAAAACATTAAAAGATTCACTTCATTTTTTTGATATAATAACCTATTTAACGAGTTTTGTACCTTATTTATATGCATTTCATTTTAATAATATTATTCGTGAAAATACTCACATCTTATTAGAGCAACAAAATTTTACCAAAGAGATAGACAATATGGAACGATTTAAAGACGCTTTCAAGGACAGTTCTTATGTTGTTATACCAAATGTATATACGAAATATACAAACTTATATCCTTCTGCAATTGTGATGGATTTTATTCAAGGAAAAACGGTTTATGAATTAACAAAGGAAGAACGATATATTTATTATGTTCTATTATGTGATTTTATAGTGGAATGTATGTTGGATCATAATTTATTCCACGGTGATTTGCATACAGGAAATATTTTGTTTCTTCGGGAAGAGGGAGAAGAGGGACCAAAATACAAACTTGGTATTCTGGATTACGGAATTACCTATTTCTATAATGATGAAATTAAGGAATATGTGTTTAGATTTTTCAAACATCATACCTTTAAGGAATTTGAATTAATGTTTATTTTTTTGATAGAAGTTGTATCGAAAAAAAAAAACGTGAATATTACAACAGAATACGAGACCAATGTCATTGTAAATGAATTAATGAAATATAAAATAGAATATAATTTATTGCAGGATGAAATCAAATCAAATGATTTGTATTTTATCAATCATGTATTAGCAAAATACAATCTTTATCTCTCTCTTGAATTTTCAAAGATATTAATGTCAACTTTTTCTTTGTATTCTCTCGTTACCATTCTAAAAGATAGTACTGCACCTAAAGAAGAATATATTTTAGAAAATGCTATCAAGAGATATATAAATAAGGTTTCAGAAGATACATAAATAAGACTATTCTTGTACAATCAAAGGAGAACGAATCAATGCAAGTATCTTATTCTTCAATGTGACAGGATCTTGGTCTTCCTCGTTGGGAATCCAAAGAGGATGAATTGGTTTCATATTATATTATTTTGATATCCAAGAGATGGAGAGAAATGTGTCGTGTTCAACATATTGTGGTATCGTTGTCGTAATATGATTTTCAAAATAGCGTTTACTGCATACAAAGGGATAATCTGTTTTGTGTTTATGACAATATTGATTATAAAAATTATATGCTTCATCAAAAGAAACGAGAGAAGGGTTTTCAGTCTTTTGTTCTCTCAACAAAGAGAGAATGGTATCAATATCTGTATGCTTGTTCCATAAAATACAAGAAATACCGAGAATATATTTGTTATCCAGACATTCTACAGAGGGGAAAAAATGGGATAATATTTTTAAAACGGTTGATTCATCAATAGTGCCCCATTGTTTAAAGAGAGAACATAATTCATCGACTTCGATTTCATCTTCTTGAGAAAAGAAAATGTTTTTTTCCCAAAAACTATGAAAATTACTAATAAGAGGAATGTATTTGCTAGTGACAAAAAGGAAGGAATCGTTTGTTTCGTCATAGGAAAGAATGTTTTGTAATTTTAATTTCAAGGAATGGGAGAAAAGAGGTTGTGGAATAGATGAATGTGAGAGAAAGAGTTTCCAAATATATTGCATATCCTTCCAAGAAATACTGTTATTATTATCGTCCTTGCTACATTTTTGTAAATAAGTAGAGCAAAAGGATTCAATGAATATATCTGGTGTTTTGTTGACAAAAGATTTGGTATATGTTTGTAAAGAGAGAGAAGCACATTGTTTTAAAAAGGATTCAGATGATTCAAATCGTTTTGAATAATGAGCCGCAACACAAAAAAGATTCAAGCCATTTTTATGTAATGATTCTCTCCATTCATTCAACGAGAGAAGAGGATTTATTTTAATAAGCCTACAAACATTGAAATCATAATTTTCGTGGAACTTTGTCACAAAATGTTGTGTTACGTTGTGAATTCCTGTAAGACTATAACAAAAGGAATCCAATTCCTGTAAATATTGTTTGGCTTTTGGTTTGACAAGAAATACATAGGAAGATGTTTGATTGCGTTTTTTCAATAATACGTCCCCTAAAATGGTTAGAAAATATTTGACTTCGGCTTTATCGTCGAAAAAGGTGGGATAAAATAGTTTAAGAACACGTTGTATTGTTGTGGACTCGGGAACCGAAGAAAATAAATGTCTCTCTTCACGAATTCGTTTAAGGACATTTATTTTGGTTTTGTATTTCCAATCCATTAAAATTCTATCCTTTGAAATGGTTTTGAGCAGTTGATGATGAATGATATCTTCTTTGGTCATCTTGTAAGTCTTGCCATTGTATTCATAAAAAGAATGATTGTTGGGTAAATAATAATATTTATGTTTATTCAAAAACAATTGAATGAACTCATTTTGTTCTTGAGTTAAATAGTGATTTCTCTCGAGACGTTCTTTACGTTGTTTGAATTCAGATTCTAATTCATTCGGGAGCAAATAAGTCATGTGATAATGCAATCGTTGTTTCATATAATCATTGTCCTTGTATTTTTCTACCCATTCGTTTATAGATTGCATATAAAGATATATTGTATTACTGTTCTCGGAAACAGTTTCATTTTCTAACATTGCATAAGTATCACATAGATTCTTTATACACTTTTTATTGAAATTTATATATTAAAAAGGACTTAAATACCTATCATTGTTTATATAAACAATATGATTACTCTTGTGTCATCTTTTCTCTCTATTACAAAGACATTGTTTGCTTCTATAAGCACGGCGGTAGGAGTATTTTATTGGTATAAATATCCGTTTTTTAATCCTGCACATTCAAAAAAGGAAATACAAGATACAGTAACCTATATTGCTTATCTGATGCCTTTGCCTCTATTAGAATCTACCTTGGTGGGTTATGTGTTACATAAATATTATATTGTAGAGGAACAACATTCTATTCTACATTTTTGTTGTAATTGTATTTTATTTTCTTTCGGTATTGAATTTGTATATTATATATATCATCGAATAGCACATATACCTTTTTTTTATAGTTGGTTACACAGAAAACATCACGAAAAGAGAGAGGTGTTTCCCATCGATACCTTTTTTTTGGATCCTTTGGATTTTACCTTTTTGATTTCATCCATGGGTCTGCCTGTTGTTTTTCTACGACTTAATTGGTATGAATATATTACTATATTGTATTTGTACATTACATTTGGATTTATATCTCATTCGAAATTGTTTTACAATCACCACGTGACACATCATATATTTCGCACGTGCAATTATTGTTTTTTGGTTCCCATTATGGATATGTTATGTGGGACATATCGTTAAACTATATATGAAACGATATTAAACAATATACATATATATTGTCTAATAAACGCAATGTTGGACTACATTTATAAAAAATTATTCACCAAAGAAGATGAAAAATACAATCATATACATAAAATTTTGGGTATTGTATGTTTATGTCATTTTTTATACCGTTTTATTCTCTTCATTCGTTACCGTAGTTTTATGTTTATTGGAGGGAGAGATATGATTTGGTTGTCTTTTCACGGATTGTTATCTTTGACGAGTCTTATTTTTCATATCTCTGGTGTTAGAAATAAAGTGGCACCTATGATTTATCCTGAATTTCGTATGCATAGTATTGTGTTTGCGTTTCGAAGCATTCTATGTTGCGCATTGCATCACTATAAATTTCATATTATATATTCTATGATGGTTATATTTGCGACAATGGGATTAGCTGATTTAATCACATACCATTATAAGTCATCATCGAATACAATGAGAAATATGCCATATGATGAGAATATTGCAATAGAAGATCAAAATAAAATGACTCGTTTTCATAGTAGAATGCAAGTATGTGCAACACTTTTTATGTTGATAAATGAGGACACAGCATTTTCACCTTTGTTGTCGATTCAATTAGCAGCTTTTTTGATGACATTGGTAAGAAAGAATATAATAAAGGCGATGGATTGGCATACTATTTATGCTGGATTATTATATACAAATTATTTTTTATATACGGAAGTGAAATGGATTCATTTTGTATTTGTCATTTCATCTTTTTTATTTTTTGTATATTTACGTTTTGATCATGGTATCAATAAATATATATGCTGGTCTCTCATTTGTGTATATAAATTAGGAATGATGATGGTATGTAATGAAAGAATGGTAGAAAATTCTATATTCTATGATGTATTTATTTGGATGTTTATTTTGAAGAATATATATGATTTTTATGTTTTGGTATATCCCTTTGTTTTTCATCAGAAAAAACTCGAGTGAGATGTCTTTTTGAAGGAACACATTATTTTCTCTCTTTATTTCATAAGAAATGACGACGACAAAGAAAATTCACGTACCTCTTCGTTATATTCCAATGGGTTTAACAAAGAAAGATAGAAGGAAACAGGCGACTATGTTGCGTCAATCACGTAAAGCATACAAACGTGGGGAATTTGTAAAAAGAAAATCGGTTGGTTCTTTTGTTTCAAAAAAATCGCAACATATTTTAGATGCCGAGAGAATTTACAAAATACGGAATCTAACAATCAATGGAGAGTTGGTTAAAAAAACAGGATGCACACGAAAGGCATTGTCTGATATTGTGAGAAAAGGAGAAGGTGCATATTTTTCGTCGGGTTCACGTCCGAACCAAACCGCACAAAGTTGGGGTCTAGCAAGGTTAGCTAGCTCTATTACAGGAGGAAAAGCGGCAGCTGTGGATTATAACATTCTGGAGCAAGGTTGCAATTCAAGAACGAGTCGTGCTTTTCGATTCGCAAAAAAGGCACGTGCCAAATATGGATATGGACATCGAGGTACGAGAAAAACTGTTTTACAAGGTGGGAAAAATGGGAAAAAAGACGACGTTTATAAAGAAGCAGATGCGATCATAAAAAGAAGAAATAAAGAAAACAAATCATTCATAAATCAATATCAATATATTGATAAATTATTCCCAGTTTAAAAATATTTATAAAATAAGAAATAAATAATATAAAGATTTTCATTGTAGCTTTATATAATATATGTCGAATGTTTTAACAATCAAAACGGTTCAAATAGCTCCTTTTCGAACATTGATGACTGCGCTCAAGGATATATTATTAGAAACCAATATAACGTTTCAACCAGATGGAATTCGTATTATTAATATGGATAAATCGCATACTATTTTAGCGCATTTATATTTAGATGCCAAAAATTTTGAACTATATGAATGCAAAAAAGACAAAATCATTATTGGAGTCAATATGTTTCACTTGTTTAAACTAATTAACTCTATTGATAATGATGATACATTGACGATTTATATAGAAAATGCGGATTATGTGGATGGTATTGTGTCACATTTGGCGTTGAAATTTGAAAATGGTGAAATAAAACAATGCAAGACACAAAAGTTGCGTCTTATAGAACCAGAAGTGGAGGAGTTGGAATATCCGGATGTAAAGTTTTCATCGGTTATTAATTTGCCTTCGGCAGATTTTCAGAAAATAATTCGTGATTTGTCGTGCATTTCGGATAAATTGGAAATAAAGTCGGTTGGGAATGAATTAATATTTAAATGTTCTGGGCAGTTTGCATCGGCGGAAATTCATCGTGCGGAGTCGGATGGTAGTATGAGTATTTTGACCAAATTGGATTCATCGAAAGTGATTCAGGGTGAATTTTCTTTGAAAAATCTGGGTTATTTTATAAAATGTACAAATTTGTGTTCACAAATTGAATTGTATTTAGAGAATGATTTACCATTGGTGGTGAAATACAATGTGGCGTCTCTTGGTGATATTAAATTGTGTTTGGCGTCGTTACCCAGTTCTTAATGTAATTATTAAAATATTAATTATATATAATGAGTGATGAATTAGCAGGACTTTTAGAACCTACTAATAGTTCTAATAATTTAGGAAATTCTGATTCAGGAAATTCTAATTCAGGAAATTCTAATAGTATTCAAGCAACAAACGTTGAAAACACTGAAACATTACCTGAAACTTTAGGAACTTTAGGAAATTCTAATAGTATTCAAGCAACAACAAACGTGGTTGAATACAGTTATAAAGAAACATTATCTGAAACATATTCTCTCAAAATGACTCTTTTAAAAAATGATGAACCAGATCAGGTAAATTCTGACAATAAATTTACTTCAAACCACGATAATGAAATAAACTCAGTGTGTATGAGTTCGGACGGGTCTAAAATCATATCCGGATCGGAGGACAAGACCGTGAGAGTGTGGGACGCCGTGAGCGGCGCGTGTGTGTTGACTCTGGAGGGTCACACTGGTCCGGTAAACTCTGTGTGTGTGAGTCCAGACGGGTCTAAAATCATATCAGGATCGGAGGACAATACTGTAAAAGTATGGAATGCTGTGAGTGGCGCGTGTGTGTCGACTCTGGAGGGTCACACTTTTTGGGTAAGCTCTGTGTGTGTGAGTCCGGACGGGTCTAAAATCATATCCGGATCGTGGGACAAGACCGTGCGAGTGTGGGACGTCGTGAGTGGCGCGTGTGTGTCGACTCTGGAGGGCCACACGGCTCCGGTAAAATCTGTGTGTGTGAGTCCGGACGGGTCTCGTATCATATCAGCAGGATCGAATGACAAGACAGTAAAAGTATGGAATGCTGAAAGCGGCACGTGTGTGTTGACTCTGGTACACTCCAAAGATAAAGAAGCCTATGATCAAGTAACCTCCGTGTGTGTGAGTCCGGACGGGTCTAAAATCATATCCGGATCTGATGCCGTGACAGTGTGGGACGCCGTGAGCGGCGCGTGTGTGTTAATTCTGAAGAGTCCTTCTGATATAACCTCTGTGTGTGTGAGTCCGGACGGGTCCCGTATCATATCCGGATCGCTTGACAATACCGTGCGAGTGTGGGATGCCGTCACTGGTCCGTGTGTGTCGACTCTGGAGGGCCACACGGCTCCGGTAAAATCTGTGTGTGTGAGTCCGGACGGGTCTAAAATCATATCCGGATCGGAGGACAATACCGTGAGAGTATGGAAAAAATCTGTAATGCCAGGAGGAAAAAGAATGAAACGAAAATCAAAAAAACGTAAATCAAAAAAACGAAATTCCAAGAAACGAAATTCCAAGAAACGTTAAGAAAAACAGAGTCTTTCCTCTACAACAGTTTTATCATACATAGAAATATGAGATGTCCGATCCATCGTGCTATATGATAGTATAACACGATTCTCTTCTACTATTAATCCTAGACAAAATTCGATACAGTATTGTTTGATTGTAAAAGGGGCGGAATAACGTTTTAACTGTGTCATGGTTTCATCAAATACTACAAGTGAATGATAATACGAACGTTTATTCGGATATTCATTTGTTCCTTCATAAGAAACCAAATGAACAACAAACCATATTTCCTGATTGTATGCGAATCCACAAGTAGATCCACGTACATTCTTAAAAAAGAGCGGCATTTCCATTGTTCTCACTAATTCAATAGTGGCATCTTTGTCTTTGTCGTCGTTTATTAAACGACATAATTGAAGAGGATACCAATGATACACAATGATCGTCTCCTTTTGCTCCACATTTTCTAAAAGTGGAACAAAACACCAATTTTTTTCGCAATGTTTTTGAAAAGAACAAGTCATTTCTCTCGGTATCAAAGGTTTATCCGGGGTATAGACACCAAATTTTAATCCCAATTTCTCTCTTTCCAATAACCCCGTTCCAATAAACCACAACGTGCCATTTCTTTCAAACAATCGAATGTCTTCTACTCCCACATAATATTTGTCTTCTTTGTCGGTGCATTCGATCCATTTTTCTTGCAACACAGAAAAAGAAGCATCCAAGAATAAACATTGATTGACACTAATAAGTTTTTCGTTGTGTGTATATACACCGTATTCATTGACACTGTAATTCACATACCGAACATTGACCATATACGTAAAGTCATAATTCTTTGGACATGGTATAATACAAGGAGTGGTTGAACAAAATGTGCGTAATTTACCGCAAATATCATATTCAATTGTTTGACTGATATCTATTGTTTTTGTTGGAACCCATTGTAAACTATTTTTATAATATTGTAAATTTGACAAAGTATTTTTTACCAAATGTGATGAATGACAGTGGTTCAAAATACGAACAAGAGGAACTTGTATATCTCTAAATCCCATATAGAATCCAAGTATAGAATCCAAGTATAGAATATTCATAATCCAAAAGATGGGTATAGACGTTGTTGTTGACAAACAAAAAATTGTCCTTTACCTCGTTGGTTAATTGTCGCAAAGATTCTTTTGCCATATTATAAAAAGAATACGCCAAAGCATATTTCTCTTGGCTGCGATAATGATGTACAATTTCATACAAATTTTCAACGCGCAAAGGTAGAATAGAATAGGCTTCTAACCATGATGCAATAGCTTTGTCAAAATGCGTCAATTCTTTATACGCCAAACCAATTCGATAATAACTATACCATATTTCCTGATTCCAGCCACCGAATGCAATTCGTTTTTCATACCATTCAATGGCAGCAGCCCATTTTCCAGAATCAAAATAACTGTTTGCCAAATAAAAATGGTATCTCATATTGGTAGGTTCTTCGTTTATACCAAGTGTCAATAGACGAATATCGCGTTCAAATTTATCGGATTTTGAACCACCGTCCCCTATATCATTTATAAAAAGGAGATCCTTTTCTATATTAGATACAAGAGAATGAGGGGGCAATGAAATATATTCGTGCGTGACTCCTTTGTAACAAAAGGCGCCATTGTTTTTAATAATGCGAATATTTTTGAAATAAAAAGAAGGGGAACCTTGCATTATATAATAAGCATCTTTGTCCAAGTTTTCTTTATTAAACGTTGTTGAAGAAAAAGTTTCCAACACGAAATCAGCGTCCAACAACAATACGTAATCCGACATTCCGACACATTTATATAATGTAATATTACGAGTCGTAGCAAAATCGACAAAGGGTTCTTCAAAAACGATGCCTGGAATACCCTTTTCAACAAAATAGTTGCGAATAGTATCTTGTGTTCCATCCGTTGATCCAGTATCACAAATGCAAAAACAATCAATGAGAGAAATAACTGAATCAAATAACCGCGTCAAAATATGTGATTCGTTCTTGACAATCATATTCAAACATAATGTTTTTTTCATCTTTATAAAAAGAAAATAGAAAACCTTTTTCTACTTTTACATCTAAATAGAAAATAATTAGACGTAATACAATCACAATTGTAATGTACAAAAATACAGTTTTCAATGGATTAAAATGAATTCAATGGAAAAGGATGAGCAAAAAATATATTTCTATTGTATGGCAGAGACACGATTCAATAGTGACGATTGCAGAATATCGAAAAAATTGCAACAAATGACGGATCCAGGAAGATATCATATGAGTGTTCCAGGAAATGGAATGACACCATCTTATATGGCGGATCCACATATTATTCTACAAAAATGGGGTGGTAATTTACGAACAAATATTGTTAATTTGGAAAGTGAATTGCTTGGTGTGAACCGTCCCTTGAGCCGAGATTGTTTAGGAAAAGATGAATACAAGAGGTTTGAAGTGAGGTCAGAACGTATTGTATATCCTGAATGTACAGAATTGTATACAGAGGAATCTAGAGCAATTGCACCGGCGTGGATGATAAAAGACAAGGAGCAGGTCAATTGGTATCATTTACCATTGAATCCACAAGAAAATACATGTTTACCTTTTCAAAACAATGTGAGTACACGTATTTTAGAAAAGGATTCATATTTTATCCAGGGTGCAAGAGATACAAATGAACGTATTGCTGCTGAATGGAATGCCAATTCCAGTTTTTCTTTTCCAAATCAAAATGCATAAAATAAAGACAAACAAAAATAAAATACTGTATATATTATAATGGAAATAGCGATTCCCTTTATTGCATTAGCAGGTGCCTATGTAATATCAAATCAAAACAATACAGCACAGAAAAAAAGAGTGGAACGAGGTTTGAAGCTGATACAGACAGACAGGGAAGGATTTACGGGATACAAACCGAATGCAAACGCTTTACCTAATACAGATATTCCGCCACAGAATTATCCTGTTTCTAATGTATCACAATTAGTGGATACAGTACAAGAATATGCGAATCCAAATGCAGCGACGGACAAGTATTTCAATCAAAACTTGTATGAAACCAAAGAAATAAATGGAACCAAGGTGACGAATCAAATACAAGATATTTATTCTCTTGCAGGTAATTATTTAGATAGTTCTCAATTTAAACATAACAATATGGTTCCTTTTTATGGTGGAAAGATTAAAGGGCAGGTTTACGATATGGCTGTGAATGAATCTGTCTTGGACAATATGGCAGGTACAGGAGCTCAAGTGATTAAAAAAATAGAACAGGAACCTTTGTTTAAACCAGAGGACAATGTTCAATGGGCATATGGTGCACCTAATTATAGTGATTTCTATCAATCTCGCGTTGTTCCTGGTATGAAGAGTTCAAATGTGAAACCATTTGAAACAGAAAATGTAGGTCCAGGTTTGGATGCTGGATATACAACAAAAGGAACAGGTGGTTATAATGCGGGATTGCAATCTCGAGACAAATGGTTGCCAAAGACAGTGGATGAGATGCGTGTTGAAACAAATCCAAAGATGGAATATTCTTTGAATGATTTACAAGGTCCCTCGTATTCACATGTTCAGAATGTGGGTATTCTAGGCAAAGTGGAAAAATATCATCCAGATACATTTTTTATTAATACACAAGATCGTTGGCTCACAACAACAGGCCAAGAAAAGGCGCCTGCATTGCAACCAATTCAAGAAGATAGATATACGACACGAATGGATACATCGACAGCGTATGCGGGTGCACCTTCTTTGACGGAAAAAAACGGTAGTTATGTCCCGACGGAATATGCAGAGTCGAAGCGAAATGTTTTATCTGCCAAGGATATAAATGCGTCTTCTGCGCAAGGAAAAGGTCCTGGAACAGACAAGGATACTTTTATGAAAAGTCATACAAATTATACAAACAATCGTGCGACAACACGGCAACCAGATACGATGCGCAGTTCGTTTAGTGGTGTGATTGGTGCAGTTATAGCGCCTTTGATGGATGCGTTCCGCCCTACACGAAAAGAAGAATATGGAGACAATGTGCGTGTCTATGGAGATGCAGGAGGTCAAGTACCGAATTCGTATATTTTGAATCCTCGTGATACACCGATCATTACAGTAAAAGAAACGACATTGTATTCTCCTGATACGTATATTGGGAATCAAACAACAAAAGGTGTTGTCTTGCATAACCAGACACCGATTGATAACCAACGAGATACAACAAATGTAAGTTATACGGGAAATGCAGGTGCGAATACACAGGGATTGTTTAGTAGAGAGTCAACTGACCGTCAATATAACAATGATCGATTGGAAAAGGCACAGATTTCGTATACACCACAGGGAAACACACAGATATTCAATCAAACGTCAAATATTCATATAACAAAAATGGATTCAGATAGAGACAATCCTCGAATGTGGGTACCACAGGCTACAACTGTCTCGCAAATGCCCGTGGGAAAAGAAATATATGGAAAAATGACTGTTCCACAGCAATATGATAATGACAAGATTGGTACAGACCGTATTCAACCGGAAATGTTGAGTGCCTTGAAAACAAACCCTTATGTTCAGAGTTTTCAATCGTGGTCAAATTTTTAATGGATCCCGCGTTAAGCTATTTGCCCTAACCCAACCTTCATTTTGCCAATAGAAATGGAAGGAATTGCGTAATAATTTTGATATAAAAACATTCATAATATTATATCAAAATCAATGTTAAAAATTCATAACTCTATACTAGAAAAATTGGATTACTTTCATAGAATCAACAAAATTCCGAATATAATATTCCACGGCCCTTCTGGTTCTGGGAAACGAACTGTTGTGAATCATTTTATTCAACAAATTTATACAGGTGACAAGGATAAGATTAAAACGTTTGTCATGTATGTGAATTGTGCACACGGAAAGGGGATTAAATTTATTCGTGATGAATTGAAATTTTTTGCCAAGACACATATTCATTCCAATGGTGGTGATATTTTCAAGAGTATTGTTTTGTTGAATGCTGACAAATTGACGATTGATGCTCAGTCCGCTTTGCGCCGTTGCATAGAATTATTCAGTCATAATACACGGTTTTTTATTATTGTAGAAGATAAATATAAATTATTGAAACCTATATTGTCACGTTTTTGTGAAATAAATGTGCAGGAACCTATTTTAAAAGGTGAAACTATTAATTTATACAAGTACAATATTCAAGAGACATTCAAAACAAGGTTGATTCAAAAAAAGCGGATTGATTGGTTAAAGAAGGAATTATTGAACCAAAGAGAGAAAATCAATGAAACAACAATACATTCCTTTTCTTCTGAATTGTATGAAAATGGATATAGTGGATTGGATTTTATTCCTATTATTGAAGAAGATGTCTCTCTTCTCTCACATTTATCATTGGAGAAAAGATATGAATTGCTTTTTGCAATGAGTCGTGTTCGTAAGGAATTTAGAAATGAAAAGTTGTTTATGATGTTTATATTACACTTTTTGTTTGTAAGTTCAAACGAAAGTTTAGAAAATATATCCTTCATGTAAATATGGACGATTATGATATATCTTCTCTTCATCAATCAAAAAATGAATGGGGGTCTCGTTTGTTAACTATATTAACACCCTTGGTGATTGAAGGATTTCATTCTATTTTTGATGAAGCGGTTATTCTTTGCAAAAACAACAATGAAAATGATAAATATTTAATGACATTTCAAAATTTTATTAGTCGTATTCCCAAATGGAATCCCACAATTATTGAAACAGAGAGAAAAAGAATCGTTGAAAAAAGTGGTTGTCAATATTTAGAAGATTTGGTTACATGTGTTCATATCATTCAATTAAAATTGCTAACAGCGATACGAGTTGGACAGAAACAAAAAAAGATAAATATTAATATTCCTAAATTGGATGATTTTATTCACAAAATGTATATTTATGTGGCACGACGTGTGTATAAAAATGTGTATTTATTTGAATTGGGTATTGCTCCTTTACAGAAGCAAAAGAATTTTAGAGAATTAGAAATATTGGTGCAAGAAGGAATTATGAATACATTGAGAGAAAGTGTTCCTGTGGAAGCTATTTTGCAGGCATATATGGATGAAACAGTGGAAGAGGATGTAGTGGAAGAAGTAAAGGAACAAATTTTAGAGGAAGCTGAATCAGAGTTGAAAGCAGAAGATAAATCAAGTATTGTGAATGAAATAGTTTCTAGTGATGTTTCTAGTGATGAGAAAATAAATGTGAAGCAATTGGAAAGCGATCCTATCTTTTTGCCAAATAAAGAGGAAGATATATTTACGTTTCCTGAAATACCAGTAGAAGAAGAGATAAAGGTAACATTCAACAATGAAGTATTGGTAAAGGATTTTGAGAAAAACGTCGAAGAAAAGGCTGCTACTGTTTTTGAAAAAACAAAAAACAATATGTTTGAATATGAACCTTCTTCATCTTCTTCATCAGATAGATTAAAGATTTTTGATGATGTTGTAGACCTAGATAATATGGATATTCACGTCATTGACCCACCTTCTTTAAATATAAAAGATAATAATTTTTTGGATGATATTGAAGTATTGGCTTAAAGTGTAACCGTATTTTGCGTTCAAAGTTTTCTTTGATTGTTCTCCTATAGATAAAGAATGAATATATACGTGGAAGCTGTCATAATATCAGTTGTTTTTTTTCTCGTGAAATTTATTGAAATGAGATTTTTGGAAAAGGAAAGCAAGCCTTTGAAAATATTAGTAAAGGATACATTGGTTGTCTTTTTTAGTGTAATTGTAGGTGGTTTTTTTTTAGAACAATTAAAACCACTTTTAAAACAAACAAGTGAAACATTGTCACTACAAAATCCCGCAGTGTTTACAGATAATCCCGCTTTTTAGACTCATCCTATGGTTAACGACCTGTCCTATGGTTAACGACCTGTCCATACTTTTATTAATGGAAGATGTTTATATCCACATTTTTTAATACAATCTCTCTCGTATTCATCAATTGTATATCCCCAATTCATATAATGATGAATAACACCTAGTAATGATGGACGGCGTAATAAATATGGATATTCTTTATAAAAAAGAATACCCATTATTCTCTCTAAACAACATCGTTCCTTTCTCGTTTTTATAACTGTAAGCAAATTAAAAATATTGTATTTTTTTTGGAGCATTACAATGAAAGAATGTTGAATCATTGATTGAACACCGAAACATCCAAACCATTCTATTGATTTTTTCATAGATAATATTGTATCATTATGTGATGTTAAAGAAGAGAGAATAGGATATACATTTTCCATTGTTTTTATTAAATTCAAAGAATGTTCTTGATTTTCCATTCTCTCTTCTTTAAAATGCCATAGAGGCATTACAGGCGCCTTTATTTTTTCGAAATGTATTTTTTTTTGAAAGAATACACTATCATGCAAGATGATGGCTTTGTCAAAAAAATGATGTTTGTAAAAATAATAATAAGGCAAAAGTTCCCCTCTACCTGGAAACTCGGAATAAATATATTCTACATTTTCATATATTTTATTCTCCTTTAAAAACTGTCGATTGCTATTATCATCAATAATAATAATTTTTTTATCTGGATAGAAACGTTGAATACATTGAATACATTTATTCCAATAACGATTTGTTTTTATTGAATTCACATGACGTGTAATAATAAATCCAAATGTTTTCGGTTTGAGTGGAAGAGGATCAGGTATTATATCCATAATATTATATGTTTCATATAAAAAGAATTGCTTAAATACGATTTTATTGCTTTTTAACAAACAAACGCTTGTAAAAAAGTTTTGGAAAACAAACAACTATCGAAGACTACGAGTACACATTGAGTACAACAATCGATTCACAAAATAACTCAACAATAGACTCAATAGCAATATGAAATCAGATGCATATCTGGTGCTATCCTTTTCCTTTTTGGTAAAGAGAGAATATATAATATTGAGTGCCTTTAATAAAATCAAAACAAGAGCAATAAGTGCCAAAAAATAAAAATACCAACAATACTCTTTTCCTAAAGGACTAAAAAAGGTTCTTTGAAAGTCGGACATTTCTTTATATAATTATACAATAAAAAAAGTTTTACAGGGGTATAAAGTTTTTACAGGGGTATAAAGTTTTTACAGGGGTATAAAGTTTTACAGGGGTATAAAGTTTTTACAGGGGTATAAAAGTATTATGGTTTATAAAAGCAAGGTATATCATCTATATTTATGATAAATATGTCTTCTTGTAACAATGGTATTTTTTTTGTTACAAATGCTTCAAATTCTTTACGTTTTAATTGAGCTTCAGGTGTATGTTTATGAACGCAACGTGCAATCATTTTATACAATTTAAAATCAGGATATCTCTCTGTATAGTCCTTTTTATATAACATATGAATACCATTGTCATCCATACACCATTCTGTAATTATACGCACAATTGGTTCACATAGTTCAATATCCTTTATTTCATCTAAATCATCCACCAAATAATCGAAAATAGAACAAGCCAATCTACATAAATCAAAACTAAAATTGGGTTCCAATCTCGGTTTTTTATCATTCAAATACGGTTCTGTATTATATTGTTGAGATGCGTCCGCACCGTGTTGAAAACTATCGCTACAAAATAAATTGGAATCATATTTAAAAATAGCACGCCCATAATCAATAATTTTGAATATTCTACCATATGTTGGTACCTTGTACTGCTTCTTTTTATGGATATAATAAATATATTTTTTTTCTGTATGAGTATACATTATATTGTTTGTATGAAGGTCATTATGTGTTAAAGAAAAACATTTTTGATATGTAACAAGTATCATTATAATTTGCATCAAAGTCGACATCCATTCCTTTTCCGATAATTTGTTTGTGATAATCAAATGATCAAATGTATAGTCGCATTTTTCCATACATATTAAATTAACTGGAAAGCGCGGAATAGTGACCATTACAGGAATTTCATCTTCCTCTTCATTTTTAGATAACGTTTCTTTCTCGTCGTCATCTGTTTCCCATTGTTCTTCATCATCTCCCTCTACCTCTTCTTCCTCCTCTTCTGTAATAGACGTTCGTGAAGAACAAGTAGACAATGAATGTAAAGTGGTAACATTGTTAGTATTTATTTCAAATTCTTCATTCATAATATCTATTAATTCCATAGAAGTAGTAGTAGTAGTAGTAGTAGTAGTGGAATCAAACAAATCATTAATATCATTCCATTCCTTTGAATCTTGAATGTCATTTATTTCCATTGGAATAGATTGATTTTCTATATGAATAGGAACCAATGATGGTTGACTAGTCTTACTCGCATCATCATCAAAATTTGTGTCTATTAAATGTTCATAATTTTCAATAAAAAAAGCTTCGTTTTTATGTTTTTTGAAAAAATCACATTGCACAAGATACTCTAAATCATCGGCTACATTCATTGTAAAGTTTTCTTGAATACCCACAAAGGAACCATAAAAATCGACACCGTGAATAAATCCATATTGATGTAGTAATTTACTCGTTATAAATGAAAAGAGAGAATCAATATAAGAAGAGTTGTTTTCATCCAGCAATTTTGGATGAACAATATCTTCCTTCATGTCCTTTGATAATATAGGCAATGTATACAAAGATGATTTATGAATATTGTATTTTCCAGATAGAAATTTATAAGGATCCAATAGAGGTGCAAATTTAAAAAAAACATCTGTTTTAACCTCTGATGATGCTTCGTTTATATTTTTAATAGTACATTCATATACAGAATGATGTTGCTTTTCTTCAATATTATTAATAAAAAAAGGGTGATTCAAATTGATAGAATTATAATTTCCCTCATTGAGACCAAAAAATTTGTTATAAATAGGAATATAATTTTGTATTTCTGAAAAAGAACAAAATTCACATACCTTCCTAAAGAATTCTATATTTTTTCTCTTTTCATAATGGATATTCAATCCGCCAATCATCTTTAGGTAAATAAAATAATAATTTAAAATCATTCAAACTCAAATAAAATTTATCCTAGAAATACCCAGGAAATAAAGAATTTGTCTATATGAAGTTTAGCCTTTTCTTTGTCATAATGATAACCTTTGTAAATATCTTTTACATAGTGCATCCGACCGAAATAACCAAATAATAAAATAATGAGTAGACAAAAAATGAGCCGTTTATTAATATTCATAGACAAAGATCTTCCTAAAAAGACAAAAGAGACAAGATTTGCAAAAATTGTATACAAGAAAAGATGATATAAGATGGAAAATATCCAGAGAGGAAACCATTTTGGTTGAAATAAATCTGTCCATTTCGTTGTAGGATCCGTTGTTTTCAAATACAATTCCGTAAACATATATTATCCAATGTCTTTTTCTTTAGTCAATTCGATTTCTGAATCCGTTTTTTTTACAGGGCATATATATGACATTGGAATTAAAAAAATTTGATATGAAGACCGTTAGCTTCAAACCGAATGAAGCAAAAGGTCCCGTTGTTGTTCTCCTTGGACGCCGTGATACAGGTAAATCTTTTTTGGTAAGAGACCTCCTTTTTTACCATCAAGATGTACCTATTGGTGTAGTCATTGCAGGCACAGAAGAAGGCAACGGATTTTACAGCAAATTGGTGCCTAAATTGTTTATTCATAATGAATATAATACTGCTATTATTGAAAATATTTTAAAACGACAACGTACTGTTCTAAAGCAAATTAAAAAAGAAATAGAAACATACAAACGAAGTACTATCGATGCACGTGCCTTTGTAATTCTTGATGATTGTCTTTATGACGGTTCGTGGACTCGAGATAAGATGATGCGACTCCTTTTTTTCAATGGGAGACATTGGAAGATAATGTTAATCATTACTATGCAATATCCATTAGGCATCCCTCCTACTTTACGCACAAACATTGATTACGTATTTATCTTAAGAGAACCATATATTGCTAATCGAAAACGCATTTATGAAAATTATGCAGGAATGTTTCCCACTTTCGAGTCTTTTTGTCAGGTAATGGATCAATGCACAGAGAATTACGAGTGCTTGGTAATCAACAACAACGCCAAATCGAATAAATTGCACGAACAAGTCTTTTGGTACAAGGCGGATTCACATAATGATTTCCGTCTTGGATCAAAAGAATTCTGGGAATTGTCAAAGGATATTCAAAGTGACGACGAAGACGAAAAATATGACCCAAACAATGTAAAAAAACGTGGACAAACCGCAAAAATCAGCGTGAAAAAGACAAAATGGTAGTTGTAAGGATTATTATTCATCTGTATAAGAGTCCCGTGTGACTATGTATATAATGCCAATGTTCCATTCTACCATACATATCTCGAAGGTGTTGATTTGTTAAAAATACATCTGGTTTAAAACCATCTGTATCCAAACCACAAAGAACATTTTCTATTTTAAGAGAGGGGAAAAATTGTTTTACCACCATAAAAAATTGATGGCGCGATTCAGGACCTACTGCGGCAGTATTGATCCATTTTTCCCAGTAGTTTGTAGCTAATGGATTGTTTGTTAAAATATATATATGAACACGATGTTTTTCTAAAAAGTCAGACAATCCACGTAAATATTGCAGCCTCGCTTTGGTACCTGCATAATACAGTGCCATATCATAATATGAAATTTTTTTTTTTTTAAATTCATTAATAACCCATTTGTTTGGTGGTACCATAATTCCTTCCAGAACAGAGAGAGTGCGATCCCAATCAAATAAAACCGCCTTTTCAGATTTTGTTTTTATAACCCATTGCTTCAAGTTTTCACCATTGTCTCGAGAAAAACCAATAGCTGTTTTGTTTTCTTGAATATTTCCTTGCTTCAAAAACAAAGCATATGCATTTTTTGGATACAATGATAAAAATCGAGAGATATATGTATTTGCTGTCGTATCACCTTGCATAACATCATAATTGGATTCTCCAGAGACTTGTATAACTTCTACCAATGGTTTCGAAATAATAAATTGTTGTATAATTTCAGGTTCGTTATCGTAAAAGCGAATGGCGCAACATAATTTATTATCCTTTGAAATGGGTGGAAAGGAAACTACCTTTTTTATAATTCTTGGTTTCTTTTTCATTGTTTTTTTTAAAGGCATTCGTTATTATAATACGTTATTTTTTATGTATAAATTATTATCTATTCTCTTATTATATGTACAAGTATTTTAAATCGAGTAAGATGTTGTATATTACCAATGGACCAGCGACAAAAGTCGTTAAAGAAGATCCTGTCAAGGTAGTCGAAGAAGTGGAAAAGAATATTATCAATGAATTAGTTGAAGAAATCAATGTTGTAAACCAGACCATAATGAATGAAGTAGTTGAAGATATTACAGAAGTGAAACAAAAAACAGGATATTTTGCAAGTATTTTTGGTAATCTATTTACAAAGCGTAATGTCTAAAATTCTCTGTAATAGCGAACTCCTTCGACTGTTTCACAAAAAAATGATTCATTTCTAAATGTGACATAATCAGTGTCACATTTTGGATAAAAAAACAACAATAAATGATAATATTCAACAAGGTATTTTATATCAATAAAACAATAATATATATTTTTCATCCACAATGGGACCTTGTAACTAGATTGGAAAGAATGACGCTCATAAAAAGCCCTTTTTTCGACTTCATCAAAACAAACATGAAACCATTGAAGTATACGGCGATTCTTGTTTTTCCATATAGTTAAATCGCCTGCACGGTGCATATGAAAAGCATTAAATATTACAACATCACCTGGTTTTACCATAATGTATTTATTTCCTAAATAAAGTGAAGCATTGTCCAAGTAGCAAATCATTGTATAGATAGCAGGATAAGATTCATTCATTTGAACACGAAAATGTGGTTTGATATCGCGATGAAATACGAGTCCATCATTGTTGTTGTTGTTGCTGAAACGTGCGTGTCCTATGTGAATAATATGTTTCCCCTTTTTTTTCAATATATCTTGTGTATTGGCAAAAATAGTTTTATGAAAAGAAGCAAAACAAGGCGTCGATATCAATGTATTGTTGTTTTCTGTACATTGTTGCGCAAATGTAATTTCGTCTGGTGATAATATATTTTCTAGATGGACAAAATCAGAATAATCCAATCTAGAGAGAATCCATTGTTTATATAATACATACAATAGTACCACAATTGCTATTAATGTTACAATACCTTTTTTCATTATTTGTCATATAATGACAAATAATATATTCTAAATGTTATATGATATATGGTTACATTAATTACAAAAATTAACCAATAAATGTAGTTATATTGTATTTGTAAAGATACAATATTTTGATCGTAAAAAAATTTGTATTTAAATTTGTCTTACCGTAATGTATAATGTCAAATAACAATTCATTGACTTATTTACACAATGTGGCAAAATTAAATGATATGGAAGAGAAACATCATCCTAAGAAGATGGATACTGGATTGACTTATTTACACAATGTGGCAAAACTAAATGATATGGAAGAGAAACATCATCCCAAGAAGATGGATACTGGATTGACTTATTTACACAATGTGGCAAAACTA